TTGTTCGCCAGGTTGATAATCCATTTAGACCATGTGTCCGCCGGGAATAATCGGGAATGATCCACCCACCGGTACGGGGCGCTCCTTGCGTTGCCAAGGTCTCTATCTACCATTACCTCGGCACTGCCTCGAAATACTTTAATCCCCGTCATGACCCCCGTCACAATACGCACAGGGTCAGCGATTACCGTATATTCGTCTGAGTCCAACAAACCGAGCCACAGCCACGCATCCCGCGCCCGCCAGCTCCGTTTATCCCTGACAATCTGCCGGAGCAAATCGTCATCAATGTCATGGCCTGACATCGTGATAGTGACCGGACCACCAATGCCTTGATCCTCAAGCACATCCGATAAATCAACATAGGGCGCAACAGAGACAAACGTCTTGCTGTTGAGTTTTGCATCGCCCGTCCCGGTCGGCGCGTAAGTGCCCGGCCCTGTCCACGCGCTTACTGGGTCCGATGCAATATCGAGATACCCAATCAATACGGGCCTAATAACAGAGCTGGTCAACTCCGTCGTCATCGCCGCAGTTGGATCAGGCATCGATCTTCTCCATCAGCTCAAGCGAATGATCGTAAACTTTCCCTGGCCGCACTCCCTGCACAGCTCTGGGGTTCACCAGCCGCATTTCGATTCTCGGCAAAGCGACAATCCGCACTGGGGCATTATCCGCAGGGGCTGACCTTAACGCAGGCTCAAATGTGACTGTAACGTTACCACTGCCATCTGACGTTGCATCGGCCCGACAGACCTTAAACTCGCCGTTGACCTCGAAATAATCCCCGTCAGATAGGATCAGCGTGCTCACAGTTACGCCGTCCATCAGCAATGACGTGCCCAACTGATCCGCTCCTTTTACGGCAGGATCAGCGCCCGCATATCCGGACGCGGGGGCAGAGTAATCAGGCGGAGTTATCCGCATACTGTTTTCCAGTTTGGACAATGCTGTTAACGCAGAAAACCACTGCCGGGCATTGGCTTGTTGCATCACGGTTAGCGGCACAGTCGCAAGCCAAAACGCTTTGGGCGGCGCTACAACCACAGATCCGTGACTCATGAGGTTTATCAACGTATCCCCACGCACTAACGAGAGTTCAAAAAATGACGCTTCGATGTCGGGGACGGTGATAATCGTCATGAGAAACTGGGCCTGTTTTGTAGTGCCAGCACATTTTTGGTCGCTGCATTGACGGCCTGCGGGATAAGCTCAACCCGCGCCATTTCCCTCAGCCTTGCGAATGTCCCAGCATCTGCCCCCGGCGCGTTTATCGTGAGATTAACAGTCATCCCTCCGCGCCTTTGCTGGGCAGGGGTTTGAACAGTCACCCTCTCTCCGGGTGTTACCATGCCGGTGATCCTCTGACTGTCCGTCCCACCACGGCCCCCAACAATAAAATCAGCACCGCTGGCGGCGGTGAAAGCAGTAGCAGGGGGTAGGTTGATCGGTACGCCGGTCTGAAGTCCGCCCACATTGGCGCTGCCTCCACCTGAAAATAAACCAGAGATAGCGCCCGTTAAATTATCCACGATAGCCTTTTGAATAGCGAGCCGGGCAAGATCGCGGAGCATGGAATTGATCATGTCGCGGAAGGAAAGTTTACCCGTAGTCACAAAATCGGCTAGCGCATCACCAGCATTATCGAATGAGTTTTCGATGGTTCGCTCTAAATCACTGGTCTCTTTTTTAGCCGTATCGGTCAAATCTTCATAAGTATCTTTGAGAACTTTGACGCTTTGCTTTTCTTCTTCATTTTGTTTAACGACAGCAGACGAACCAGAAGGCGCATCCAGCGGCCTGCGTAACCTGGCTTGCGTCGCCGCTTCGATCCGCTTCAGCTCTGCGTTGATCTCTCTTAACCGTTGCGTCCTGTTATCTATCTGACCTGCAACCCCAAGTCCGCCCCGCTTTTCCTCCAAGGCGCTAAGTTGCTGCAAAATGCCCAAGGCTTCCTTGCGTAGCCGAATCTCTTTTACCAGATCAGTTTCAATCCCAGCAGCGGCCATTGCTCGCGCCATCTTTTCAATAAACCCAACCGCGCTCGATGTTGCATTAACAAACCAGGTTGTCGCTCTAGTTAGAGCGCCCACGAGCGTATTAATATTGTCAACATTGGTTAGCACGGCGCGGTTGAATTCAGCGCCCATCTTGCGCTTCATCAAATCAATTTTATCCGCCGCTTCCTCCGCGCCAGCCGCTGTCTCGTTCGACAGAACAAGCCCCATATCTCGCGCTTTCTTCGTCAGCTCGTCCACCGACGCAATACCACCCTCCAGAGCTTGTGCCAGTTTAGGCCCTTGCCGAGACCCGAATAATTGAGCGGCCATGCCCGCTCTTACATTGCCATCCTCCACCGCCGCAAGGCTGACAAACACCTCTCTTAGTACGTCATCCGTTTTCCTGATCTCCCCGCTGGAATTACGAAACTCAATGTTCATCAATTCCAGGGTTTTCTTTGCCGAGCCGGTGCCGCCAATCGCCTCACCCAGCCTCTTGTTGAACCGCGACAGAGACTTATCGACTTCCGCATCAGTCAAAGACGACAGTTGACCGAGCGCAAACCTCAATTCCTGAATCGACTCAGCTTCAAAGCCTGCGGCCTTTGCGGCCTTGGCAAGCTCGTTTACGCTCCCAACCACTGCGTTAATTTTCCTAACCACCAGGCCAACAGCAACCCCCGCAATAATACCCCGGAGCGCGCCGAATGTTTGGTTAATCCGCCTGCCGCTATCATTCAATCGCTTTGTGTTTTTGTTGATGCTGTTAAAAGCGAGCTTGGTTTTATCGTCGCCAGAAAAAACAACTCTTTCATGTGTCGTTGGCATCAGGCTATCCCGTCAATGTAGGTCATGGACTCAATGTAAAAATTAGACTGGTCCAACAGCCCACCAGCCAGAGGTAGTATACCATTTAGGTAATGCCGGTGAAGCTGAATCAGGGTCAGGCTTTGAGTGTCTACAAGTTTTGCCGGGCAGACAAGGGACTTGGTGCCGTCGGGGAGCTGCCATTGCGGGAAGGATGCTTCCCTTTCGCACACGGCTTTTTTACAGCAATCAAACTTGCCGTTGAGCACCAACAGCGTGATTGCTAATTTTTTTTTTCTTCGTCCTCAAGACGGGTGATCCGCATGATCTCTTGTCCGATGTCAACAAGCTGTTGGTAGTTCAGACATGCCAGATTGTCGTCCTGGTCTTTTGAGAACTCTACGTCACCGAAGTTGGACCAGCCCTTAAGTCCCAGCTCAACAGCTAATCTAACCGCCTCAACAGACTGACCGGTCTCCGCAAGATAAATACATTGCATGTGCTCGGCCCCGGTCAAATTCCGAACCTTGAACACGGTCGGATTATCGTCATCACCATCCATGACGTAATCAAGAGACATAGGGGAGACTGGTTTTTGCATCAGGTGAACACGAATTTCAATTCATCATCCCCGGTACTACGCGCCATCGAGAATGGCAACTCATACGTCAGGATGTTTTCCCTGTCGGCCAGTGATAGTTCTCGGTACACCACTTTCGGGGCAGTGATGGTAACAATGTTTCCGGCGCTGCCCGTTAAAGCAATACTCAATGCCATCTGTGTACCATCCTCCCATTTCGACCAAAAATCATGGACTGAGACGAGGGTCGCTTCTGGATCAATGCTGCCCGTGACATTCCTTCCCGCAATTGTCACCTCCCCGTAACCATCAGCCGCGCTGACAGAATCAGGAATGACCACCTCGTTGCCCAGATCAAACTGCAACGAAGAAATAACGGCGGCGAAAGAATCAATGGTGAAAGCTGCGTTCTTGACCGGAACCGGAACCGTGGAATCAAAGGTCGGGGTTGGCAAAGAGGTATCCGCATCAGATACGGCGTGACCGGTCATAGTGAACGACAAAATCCCTGGCTGGCCTGCCGGTAGATTCCCGCTGACGTTGCCTCGACAGCCAGTAGCCTTAAAGAGCTTGCCGTTGAAATACGCATGGATCGTAACACTCCCGATGGAAGAGGAAAGCAGCTCATTCGTTACGCTCACCCCGGCGTCAACCGTTTCATCATACCCGCACGCCTCCAACAGAGGCCCAAAGTCAGCAGCCGCCCCGGCCGCGCCAGAACCTTTCAGCTCAACATCAAATGAGAGCACAGCATACTTCCTGCCATGTATCGGGGCTCGGCGGGATAGAGAGTTATCGACAACGATTCTATCCACCACATCGGTCGGCCAGCTGACATCCAGATTACCCACCAACACGGCATCTGCCGCCCCCGTGGGGGTGGGGTCTGTGTTGTACGTCACCTCGGTCTTGACCAAAAGGACGCTCAGGTTTCTCAGTAGCGGCATATTATTTCCCCCTCAGGGCTGATTCGTACAGCGTCAGTAACTTTGTCCGGTCCGCGTTCTTGGGGTAAGCCACGCCCATCTTATCCAACGTCAGCTTGAGTTCTGAGACATTCAGGTAGTCATCGGCGTTAACGTCGTCTGTGACTGTCGGAGCAACTTTGTCTGACTTGACTCTGGCCTGGACGGTTTCTCTATGCACTTGGATCTCCTATGCTGCGCCTGTAACGCGCAAACCACGTTAATTCCTGCGTTGCCGTGCGCTGCTCTGCCTCATCAGATAATTCCGGTCTGGTCGTAGGTCCTTCCACAACATCAATGACAAATGATAACCCAAGCCCGGCTTGAATCGCTACCACAATTTCCTTCCTGATCTTGTTGAGCGTGGTGTCCATCGTCTCGCCCTCGGCGCTCACCGTGATCTGATTGATGACAGTTAGCACGCTATCAACAAATGCGACGTTCTCCGAATCCTTCACGGGCGAATCAGCCCCCATAAATATATCCAGCCGGGGGACAGCCTGGATTGGGTAGACCCTGCTCCGCCCTACCCTTGCGCCGGTAGTCGTCAGGCTCGTGACCTTTGTCAGCCAGGCTGCAAGTATCTGTTCGGCGCGATGATCAGCCACGCTTGCCCCTTACCGCAAATTCCAATTCACCTTTGAATAATTTTGGAAATATGCTTCGCATGGCCCGCCGGGCGGTGACCCTGAAAATCCTGTTTGCTCTATCGCCAAGCTCGATGGTCTGCATCTTGATTGGGAATCGTGCCGCGCCGGTACGTTTGAATATTCCCTCATACCCACTGCTCACAGTGGCGACAAATGCGCCGGGGAAAGAATGCTTGCCAGCCTTCGCGCCTTGCTTTAACTGTCTCGGTTTGCCGCCAGCGGTCGCCGGGAGTGCAGAAGATCCGAGCCACAGGACACCACTTGGGCTGGCTCGGGTCGAACGCTTAATCCTTGTGCGATCTCTGACGGGCTTTGACTTGACACCGGCGTCCCTCGAGATACTTCTGACAGCCCTGTCTTGTTGATCGCTCGCGGGTAGGCTTTGGCGAATGCTTGCGGATATGACTGCATCAGCTTTTTGACCTTTGAATCAGAAATCCCCATCTTGACCGAGACCATTACTGCTTCTCCAGGATCAACAGTTTAAACCCGGTGCCGTCAGGCTCGACGTTCTGAATTGTATACGCGTCGCCATCAATCGTAATGGTAGAGCCGACGGTTGTGGTCTCTGTCGCAAGGCAGAGAAAGATGGGCTTGACAGAACTGTAGCCCAGAGCCTCGATGTACTCTCTGTCGAATATCCCGTTGACCGTCGTGACGCCAATGGTCGCCGCAATGCCGAATTCATCAGCATCAACAAACAAAGCCCGGTCTGCCGCAGACTCGACGGCCACGGTTTATTTCCTCGGCTTGGCTTTGGCCGTCGGCTTGGCTTCGTCAACCTCGACAGCCGGTTCTTCCAAAACGACATCGGCCAAAACCTTTGGGATCACGCCATCATAGCCAAATCTCTCGCCGCGCTTGAACTGAAAGGGCCGGACGACCTCGTACAAATCACCCTCAATGTGCTTGACGTGATTCGACCGACGCCGCGCCTGATTCTCATCGAGCCTGACATGACCTGTGGAAATCTGAACAGGACCGTTGGTGGTGTAGATTTTCATCAGGTCATTGTCACCAGGCAAGCCCGCTGCCAAAAACCGTACCCAACGTTGCGGGATGTGTCGATACCGAATTGCCATGCGTTGTTGTCAAACTCAAACTCTGACCCCTCGGCCTTGGCTTTTATTTGCGCCCCTGTTTCTTCCTGCCGGATCAGCGCCTTGACACCGCCGTCCGTGCGAAACACCGCAAATTGTGCCGTCCAGTCTGCATCCAGCCGGGGGTTGTGCGCCACGGTGAAAGACAGTCCTGGGGTTGCGTTGGTGCTGACCGCTTCCGTCCCCCTACCTTGAGTCGGCAAAGCAACCGCCTTGGAAGCGGTGATCCACAAAGACGTCGGGACCATCACAAGAAATTCAGACGCCCCTTCGTTCATCGGCTCTCCTTGGTCGTCCACAAAAGACATGATCTGCGAGGCTCCCAGCAGAATGCTTTGCTGCATTTCCTCGATGGAGGGGGCAGTGGTTGAGCCCGAGGTCTGCGCGGGCAGCGTGGAGATATCGACACTAATGTCATTGTCCTGCGAGCCAGAGCTCCCTTCGGAGTGATCTGTGTCGAAAAAGAACTCTCCGTCATACGCTGTCTGGGTCTCGCCGTTGAGGATCAATGTTGATAGCAAAGAAGCCCAGTGACTCAGGGTTCTGTCTGCCAGCTCGTTGACCCGGACCTGAATCTGGCCGGTCTTATCCCTGCGGGCGTCCTTGACCTCGATTTGAAGTGTCGATTCATAGAGCTTGTTCAGGATCGTGAAACTCTGATCCGAAAGCCCCTTGGCTTTGCGTTCACCAACCCATTCCCGAAGCTGTGGCACCTGACCGAGCCAACCGTACTTCTCTTGATCCCGATCGGATGGGAATAGGTTGCTGACCGCATTCACCCACGCTAACCCGGGATTCTGCTCCAGCCGGACAAAATACATGCCGATAATATCGTGGCTCGAAAGTAGACTTAAATCGCTCATAAGTTAATGCTCCGTTTAGCCTTCGCGGGCCCAGGTGCCGCGCATTTGTAGAACAACATAACCATCGGCATCACCGAGGCCCAGCTGTACCAGATCGTTTCGTTTCGCTGTGGCTTTGGTGTTAATCAGGTCTTTGTCGTCCGAGCCGGTAATGTCAGGGCCGAGGATCATGTCACCCGAGTCTGGCGAGATATTCACCGCAACCGTACCGAACGCGCCGCCGTTGACAATCAATCCGCCGGAGTAGCCATCGGCAATCGCGGGTAGGGTAATCGTCTTGGCATCGACCGTAACAAAAAGCAGCTTGCCCGTGTCCTGAGCGTCCAGTGTCTTGTCTACTATCACCGCCTCACGGACGGTATAGTTCGCGTAAGGGTCTTCAAACATGTCCACATCGTAACGAACCTCGACCACGCCAGTCGAGATGAATCGCTCGACATAGCCGATAAACACACTGGAAACGGGCGTAAAAACAAACGTATCGTCGTCAGTTGCGTAGACCGGCTGGCCGATGTCAGTAATGACCGCGCCGGTGATTGCGAGTTGAACAACGCCAGCTTTCCGCACCTCAACATTGATGTCAGCGGCAGCACCACTTGAGTTATCAGCTTTTGCGTTGGCGAAGCCAGCAAAGATATCACCAGCGGCCAAAGGTCTCGCGTGCCCGGTGCCGACTACAACGCCAACCGCAGCTCCCGAATAAATGATGTCAGAGGCGATAACGGGAATGTGATTGAGATAGCCGCCAGCGCCAAAGTCGCGGACTGTATTTGCAGCGAGTGTGGTCATGCTCTAGCTCCTAATACCCGAGCCTGCCCACGTGCGGTCGCACGGGAATAGGCGCGGTATGTTTCGAGGGAGGTAAATCGCTCCTGGCAC